CCCGACTTCTTGCAACAGCTGGCCACATTCACCACAGAAAATGATGTCTGGTTGGTCACCATTCACTGTATCACGAGCGATTTGATTGATGATCTCATCACGATCCACTGGTGCATAGTCATATTCTTCCCCCCGAAGAACGTGATACCATTTCTCGGCGCGACTCACCTCCCAGAAACGATAATGTGAAGCATTGTCCGGTGGTGGGTGTTCCGCCTCCCACGCTTGCAAGGCAAGCAATTGTTTGTGATCGAATGGAGCTGGTGGGGCTGTTGGCATGACTGGCAATGGATTAAGGGGTGGTAAATTTGCATTTTGTAGCCTTACGGCCTCACTCCTTTTCTCCTCTGCCATCATTTCGCGCTCCGCACCAAATGCATCGACACTCAACTTCTCCTCAGGGCGATTTTCACGCGCCTGCTGCGCCAACTGTCCGGGGGCATGATCGGAAGCGATAATGACACCAGGGCACGCCGGTTCCCGAAGAAGGTCGGGTGCGCGCAAAACACCATGTTCAATTTTGGGGCGTGGGGCTTCCACCTCCTGGTCAATATCAGCGTGGTAGTGGTTGGCAGTCTGAAACAATTTACACTGCTCCTTCGGGATGGGGCAGGGTTTCTGGACCTTCTTGTTTTTAGGCTTCTCGGCCTCTTCCCGCTTCTTCTGCTGCCTCTCACGAAATCGACGTTGTGCTGCCGTGAGTGGGACCATGTGAAAGTGCGGCGCGTTGAGATCACACCTGTTGTCGTCCTTGCACTCAAAGATTGTTGGACCGTCACCTTTATGCGCACCGGCCCCAAGCATGCCAATAAGCTCTTTGCCATCTTGGTGCCTCTCACATGGCGGTATGGTGGGATGGGGGGTGGTGTTGCCGTAACACCACACACCACTGCGCGCCATACACGCAGACCGGAGTAAAGCTTCGTCAGTCCACCCTTTCTTCCCAAGGACCTCGGTTTGGAATCTCTTACTGAAAGTGCATCCGGCGGGGTTCCAAAAGAAAAAATCAACAACCTTCCCGTCTGCGTCCTTCGCCACGCACGGTACGGGGGCAATCATCGGAACTTTCCAGCCGGCTAAGGCTCGAGCCTGGTAAACGGGGTTGATTTCACAACTGCGGACAACCGTACCAGCGGGGTTAACATTCGGCCAAGGCCCGTCGCCTTTCGATGAAGATCCTGAACAACTGCCAACTTTCTCCTTCCCGTCGCCTGGGTCTGTGCGGGCATTTTTGGGCGCAGGTGCACTACTTGGCCGTCCCGATTTTGGAGCGACTTCTTCCTTTCGTGTGGGTTTCGGATCCAAGAACGCAGAAAAGGGCATTGCTGCCTGAGCCTTTTGAAACATCAAGGCGGGAGGCCCATCTCCTTTTTTCGCCTCAAGGACAGGGCAGTCTGTCGGATCCCAATCCTTGAACTCATGCGTCGGTGAATTTGGCACCAACAACGGGTCCTTCCTGAGCCTCTGCCGCCGCAACGAGGGCTGAACGATGGCCTTGCGGGCAATCCTTTTCAGTGCCAACGTCGGGTCGATAACCTCCACCGGTGGTGTTTGGAAGATGATAAGATCCCCTCCGAAGGCATCAGTAACGCCGGATCCTCCAGTGAATGTGAGTGTCGGTGGTTCATCCCATGTGCCTGTTCCGTCATACACGTAAAAACCCATATAAAACCCGGCGAAATACCCTTCTCCGTCGTTCACACAACCGAGGGAACTGATCTCAGGAAGCACGTTTTGCACATCATCTCCTTGAGAGACAAGCTCAGCACCGGTAGTGAGACCGTTTATGAGGGTGGTACCGTTGGGCATCACAAGAGTGGAATCCTTCCCTTCTCCGTACATGGTCAGCAAAACGAAAAGTGATGTCCCGGCTTCCAAATCAGGATCAAAAGAGATAGACTTCTCGTTTGCTAGAATTTTGGCTGATATCCCCTTGAAATCCTCAGGCACAGTAAGCTGATGCAAAAAGTCGTCGTCACCGTCTGACGGGCTGAGAGGGAAGTGCGACATGACGGCGAACGATCCCGGTGCAGGCATGATGGGCTTCATCAACATAATGTCGTACGTAATCCACAATTCCC